TTTGACACCCGCGAGACTGACCCTGAGTCGGTGAAGTCGCAGATGGAGAACATGGCCACGCTGATCCAGCTTGACCGCAATGGGCGCATGGATGTGGATAAGCTGCTTGAAATGATGGCCAATCAGATCAACCCATTTGTGGCCGATTTCGTGCTGCAACCCGCAGAGGTGGCGCAAGACAAGATGCTGAAGGATGTGTCTGATGACCTTGCCAAGATTTACGCTGGCATTGAGGTTCCGGCCCGTCCTAATGGCGCTGAGTTTGCAATGCAGCTTGTCCAAGCGTATGCCCAGCAACCTGACGTTATGCAGCGTTTGCAAGGTGATGAGGCGTTTGCTGAGCGCATTCAGAAGTATGCGGGGCAGTATCAAATGATGCAGATGCAAGCGCAGAACGCCGTAACTGGCCGCATTGGAACGCAACCGGCGTCAGTTGGTGGCGTGGAAACTCAGGGCATGGCAACGTAATTTGCTTGCCAAGCGTAATGCCTTTGGTAGATTGCTGCCATGACCAACCCGCAAACAGTTGAAATCACAGTAAAATACGATGGCAAGAATCGCAGTGGTATTGTAAGCGGGCTTCACGGAAAGCCCGTTTGTGACGACGATATTGCAAAAGCGTTGCAAATGATATTGGACGCCATGAAACGAGATTCGAAATAAATTTATGCTTGCGGCGGTGTAAAAACCATGCATCATTTTCAACATGTCACCGAAACCCACGCGCAAAAGCAGCGACAAGTTTGCATACTTTTCGTTGTGTGAGGACGAGAACCGCTTGCCGTCTATTGAGTATTGCGAGGAAGGGCACACCGCCTTGGAGTGCTTTCACGCATTGGAGAGCTGGGGCAAGTCGCTACCGTGTAGGGAACCAAAGATGCTTAGTAGGGCCATGAACGGCAAGGAACAACACGGCATCACAGTTACGATGATTGCCGAGGATTATATTGACAGACTGATCTTTGCTTGCGAGATTGACAGCAATTACCCAGCATGGGTTTCCGCCGAAATCTATGCCCGTGCTGGACAAATTGCAGAGCAAAAGCTAGGGTTTAAGCCAACCTTCGTGCGCGACAAAAAAGACTTTACCACACTATAATATGCTGCCGAAACCAACATTAGCCGAGGCGGTTCACGGGCTGCGTGAACGTGACGAATTTAAAGTAATTTTTGATTTTGTCCGCGACGAACGAGAGCGTTTGTTTGCAGACTTGCAAGATGCCGAAACCCCAAGCCATGTTATGAAGCTCGCCGGTAGAGTTGAGGCAATCAATTGGGTGATCACAATTCTTGACAGCAAGCCGGATTTATAATACTTTGCAGTTCTTCGTGGTTGTGTCTTACCACGTGGGGTTTGTGTCATACTAGCGGCAGGTGGGTTTAAATCCATCTGCCGCTTTTTCGTGTTCAAACGAACGCTTGCTGGAGCTTGACGAATCCTTAGTAAACTGCTTAGGATACTTCAATCGCCACCGCCGAGGCGCAAACACGGTGTAGTTACTATGCAAGCAAACCAAGAGCCTATCGCTGAGGGTGAAATCAGTGGAGATAACCTGAGTTTCGAGGGATTAACTTCTCTGTTGCTCAATGGAAAACAAGAACCGGAGCAATCTGAGGTGGAAACCGAGGAAGTTGCTGAGCAAGAGGAAACCGAGGAAGCTGAACCTGAGCGGGTAGAGGCTGACGAGGAAACCGAAGGCGAGGAAGCTACTGAGGAAGAAGCGGAAGAAGAAGCCGAGACTGAAATTGACCTGCTAAACCTTGAACCGGAGCAGATTCAAGCACTCGCCAAGAAAGCCAAAAGCCGCTTACTCCAAGACGTAGGTAAACTACGAGCCGAGAATAGAGCGTTACAGGCGGAAAAGGCGGAACTTGCATCAAAGCAAAGCGTTGTAAAGGAGATCCCGAAAGAACAGAACCCGTTTGGAAACCTTGAGTCGCACGAAGCAATTTGCGCAAAATGCGAGGAATACGAGCAAACCCTGGAGACTACGGATCGTTTGTTGGAGGAATATGATGACTACTCACTCGATGACGTAATCGAAGTGGGGAACCAATCGTTCACCAAGAAACAGATCAGGTTGGCCAACCGCAATGCAAAGGACGCGATAGTAAAATATCTCCCCGCCCAAGCAGCGCACCTCCAGAAGCTGAGTAGCTATAAAGTGGCTAATCAACAATGGACGGAAATGGCAAAACAAGAAGTGCCAGAGATTGCTGATGAAAAGTCAGAAGTCGGCAAGGCATACAGTCAGCTAATTAGTGATCCATTGGTGAAGCAGTTGAAGGACAAGATGCCAGAGCTTGGGATTCAAATTGAGTATCTACTAGCCCATGCCGCTAGGTCTAAATTTGGTAGTGTGAAGAAAGTAGCGCAAGGCGCAGGAACGAAGTTGAAGGTGAAACCACCCGCTTCCCCTGTTGGAGCCGGAGCGCAACGGACGACACAAAACCAGAACGGTAAATATGCCGAGGCCATGAAACGGTTTGAAGCGAGTGGCTCTGCCGAAGATTGGGTTGCAGCACAAAAATTCAAATAAGGAAAACCTTAAACTACTACTACCATGCCTATTTCAACTACTTATCAACCTAGCGTTCCTACGACTAGTTCCACCACTGGTTCCAATAAGGGCAACCGCGAAGACCTTTCTTCGATGTTGACCATGCTTGAGCCAGAACAAGCTCCAATTACCGCGTTGTGTTCCAAGGGTAAAGCCTCTGGCGTGCTGCATGAGTGGATTGTGGATGGCCTTGACGCACCTAGCGCCGATGGCATCAACGAAACCTCGGATGTTACCTCGTTTGCGAACAAGTTCGCTTCGCGTGGTCGCCTTGGCAACTACACTCAAATCTTCCGCAAGGATTACTTGGTGTCCGATCTGCAAAACGCTGTTGCCTCCGTTGGCCCTGCTGACGTTGCACAAGCCAAGGCAAAGGCGCTTCGTGAAATCAAGCGTGACATTGAGCTTGCCCTTGCATCCGCTAACGATCGCCAAGCTGAAGATGGTGTAAACCCATACAAGCTGCGCGGTCTTGGTGACTGGATTGATTCCGCTGGGCCGTCTGACGTTCCTGCCGCTTATCGCACTCCGGCCGCCTCTATCCTGAGCTCAACGGTGGACGAAAACACACTTAACAACCTGCTTGGTTCTATCTTCACCGAAACTGGTGAGATGGGCAACCTGACCATGGTGGCTAACGTGGCGCTCCGCAAGGTTATTGCCAACTTCACCCGCGCTGAAGGCACGACCACTCAGACTCCTTATCAAATCAATGAGGACGCTGGCAGCCGCAAGATCACGCTTAGTGTATCGTTGTTCGACACCGACTTCGGTGTTATCAAGCTGGTGAACGGCAACCCAGCCTGTATGCCAACTGCTACCACTAACATTGGTTACGTCCTTGATCCTAAGTATCTTGGCGTTGCTAACCTGCTTCCGCTTGAAAGCGTCACCCTTGAGAACCAAGGCGCTGGCGAGCGTGGCTATGTTAAGACCGCCCTTACTCTTGTGTGCAAGTCGCCACAAGCTCACGGTAAGATTGCTTACTAATTAACCCGCCCCTGCTTGCCATTCCGGTAGGCAGGGGCAATTCAACCAAATAAAGAAATACTACCATGAGTTCTTATAAGCTTGTTAATAACGAATCTGCATTCCGCACGTATGTTTACGTTGCTGACGTTGCCGAAATCAAAGCGCATAACGGGTCTTCCGCACAAGCCACTATCGGGGTTATCCCTGCTGGCGGCGCGGTAGCGTTCGCCTACGCTTACGAAGAAACCGCCCTTGCTGGTGCATCTGACATTACGTTGGACGTTGGCACGACCGCTGGCGACCCAGACGAATTCATTGATGCATGGGATGCCGATAGTGGCACTCCAGTTTGCAACAGTGGTGACATTTGTGTCCAAGGTGCTGGCACGACCACCTATGCAGCTGGCTGGAAGCCGGTTGGTATTACCGCTACCGCATTGCCTATCTACGCAGAGTGGAACGGAACCATTGCAAGCCTTACCGCTGGTAAGGTTATCGTTGTTGTCGGTGTGATTGACCCGGGCAACTTCTAAGTTGTGCTAAATTAGCGGGGCAAGGTTCAATCCCTTGCCTCGCTCCAACCCATTTACAAGCATGATACTAAAACCTAGCGAGGAAGCAATGACACACGCCATTATCCGTGAATTGATTACGGGTGAGCAGTTTAAGAAGGATCTGGAGAAGTCCCGCGAAATTGAGGCAGCGAAGATTGCCCAAGATTACCGCAAAATTGGGCGCAGGCGTGGGGGCAGGATGACGCATCTTGCCGAGATACCGCAGCGCGAGTATTTGCAGATGGCGCAGAAGTATGGTGTTGAGTGCTGGAATGACCGTGAATTTGTGGCAGACTTCCAGAGGCACGAACCGACAATGGCAAGCAACAAAATATCGAGAACTAAGGAATTTTAAGTAATATACGATAATGGCCAATGCAATTAAGCTAATCCCCCGTGGCAATGTTCTTACACAGGCCGAGCCCGACGACAAACAGGTGTGTTTAAGTTCGTCTGGTGACGATTCCGCACAGGATCTTGCAGACCTTAAAACTGCGCTGGACGTTAAACTTTACGACCCCATAACGGTTGCAGACGCCGCCGCCCGTAGAAACGCCTCCAGCTACCCAGACGGTGCTGTTGAGGGGATAACACAAGTCGTCCAGTCTGACGAACCCAACGTGGTGTATTACCTGATCGCCGCTGACGTGACTCAGACCTCTAGCTGGCGCAAGATGATTGACGCTGCCGATGGCGATGACTTCTTGGTGAGCCTTGAGCTTGCTGATGCTGATGGAACCGTGCCTGACGCAAATGTCCTTAGCGTTGTGGGCAAACACCCGACCATCGGCGATGGCGTAACCACGGGCGGCAATCAAATTGCTCTCGCGTCAGATTTGCCTAGCTACACTACGCTGGTAAGCACAACCGGCGTAGTGACTGGGTATT